TTATTATTGAATAATGAAAATAATGAAAATAATAAAAATAATAAAAATATTAATGAGTTATTTACAATCAAAAAAATATAATGTATATATATAAATATAAAATGTATAAAATAAATACATCTAAACAAAATACTATTGATACTAAATGTGAAACAAAAAAAAGAAATACTACAAAAACTACTAATACTACTATTCTAAATAACACTATAAATGAAGATATACATAAAATGTATTTATTACCACCACATTGTCCTATGACACCAAAAACATATACTAATTATTTTAATGATAATGATAATGATACTGATAGTGATAGTATTTTACATCATTCTAACCCATATAAAAATGAAACGGTTAAACACCCAAAAGAAGGTTATAAACATACAATAGAATCTCGTAATTTTTACAGTGATTTTAAAAAGGATGCTTTGGAATACACATCTAAAAACTTTGAGTTTATAGATAATAGTTATAAAAATCAAAATCAAAATCAAAATCAAAATCAAAATCAAAATCAAAATCAAAATCATACTAATAATAACACTAATGAAAATATAAAATTATATGAAGAGACTAAACCGCATAAACAATTTGCTAAACCAATGGCTATAAATGGAAGTAATAAAGTTTCTGATTTATTTGATAATTGTATGAATAAAAAAACATTTGAATATACAAAATACTCAACTATTTCACCACATCATAAGCAATGGATTGATAATCCAATTTTTACAAAAGATATTTCACAAGAAACACAATTATTAAAAAATAATTATATGGATAGTAGAGATACAGAACATATGAATTTATATAATGGAATTATTGAAGATATGAATGCTATGACTTATAATCAAATCGAATATACATCTTCAGCACTTGTTAAAAAAATAGAAGATAAATTAAATAATAAAAATGTTAACAATAGTGAATCTAAATTAGAAGATGATAATATAAAAAAAATGAAGAAAAATAAATCAATTCTATTAAATAACTTATTAGAAGAAAGAGAAAATTTAAGAAAAATATAAGAAAAATGTAAGAACAATATAATTTAAATTTATTTATTAGGATTGATTTATTTTTTAATCTCATTATATGTTATATGTTATATGTTATAGTTTATATAGTTTATATAGTTTATATAGTTTATATAGTTTATATAGTTTATATAGTACATAGTTAAAAGTATAAGTAGTATGGATTTAGCCTCACTCGAAACAAATAAAAATATAAATTGGGATGACTCAATAGAAAAAATATTAAGTGAATTAGGAGATGAAGCGCAAATTAATGCTTTTTTACATAAACATTCTCAAATATATTATACCAGAGAGAATATAAAATATCAATTACCTATTATTGTTCTTAGTGCTCTTTCTGGAACAGGTAATTTTATTAGTTCAAATTTTCCCGATTATGCAGAAACAATTGTTTTAGCTGTTGGCGGTTTAAGTATATTTACATCTATTTTATCATCTGTAGCACAATTTTTAAAAGTAAGTCAATTAAGTGAAAATCACAGAATTTCATATCTTTCTTGGGAAAAATTTCATTCTACTATTAAATTTCAACTTAATAAAAAAAGAAAAAGTCGTGATAATATAAAAGATTTTATGTCTTTAGTCTTTCCAGAATATCAAAGATTAAAAGAAATTAGTGCTGATATACCAAAACATATATCAGAAAAAATTAAACATAATAAAAAAAAATTAGGTGATATGCAGATACCCTATATGTTAAACGGTTTTCATCCTGTTGTTCCATATAAAGAAGAAGAAGACATGGATGAAGCTAATACAGATGGGTTAATTAATATAGACGCATTACATTTAAATTATGATAATACTGAGGTTTAGAAGTTTTAGAATTTAACAGATTATTATCTATTATCTATTATTATAGAAGATTTTGAATATAAAAATAAACTATCCTTATTCTATATTTAACATTTTATTATTTTATCATTTTATCATTTTGTTTTATTATTTTATAGAATAATAATATAGTATATCTTATTTTTACTTAATAATTTCTAATATGTCTAACTTGTCTAAATTAAATACAGATTTACCAATTATTCTTATAGATACAAGTTATTGGTTATATTATCGTTTTTTTTCTTTAAGACATTGGTATGAACGTGCTTATCCAGATAATTATATAAATAAAACTGATACTGATAACACCATCTCTATACCACCAGAACAAGTATTGCCTCAACACTCAACTCAACCTACTAAACCAAATAACTTTAATTTAGAACATAATTGGTTAGAAGATGAAATCTTTATGACAAAATATAAAAAACTTTTTGTAGAAAATATAAAAAAACTATGTAAAAAATTTAAAACTAAAATGGAAAATGTTGTCTTTTGTATAGATTGTCCTCATAATGATATCTGGCGACACACTATTATTAATACTGAAAATGAAAAACAAAAACTTGAGAATGAAAAACAAAATAATATTATAAATGAAGTAAATGTAAACAATGAAGTAAATGAAAACAATGAAGTAAATGAAAACAATGAAGTAAATAAAAACAATGAAGTAAATGAAGTAAATAATATAAATCAAATTCCCATTATTCAAAAAGAACCTTTTGAAATTATTGACCCAATTAAACCTTATAAAGGCACTCGTTTAGAATCGCATAAAAAAAATAAATTTAATTCATTCAATATTTTTAGTTATATGAAAACTAAATTTATACCTACTTTAAAAGACAATAACAATAATAATGTTAAAATAATAGTTTGTCCTAAATGTGAAGCTGATGATATTATAGGTCAATTTACTTTATATATTCAAAATGTATATATTCAAACAAAAGCTAAACAAAATACAATCTATATATTAGCAAATGATAATGATTATTTACAAGTATGTCATAAAAATGTTAAATTAATAAATGGTATTGGAAAAATTATATCTGAAGATAAAGGCGCAGATAAGTTGGGTGATACATATTTACTTTCAAAAATATTATATGGTGATAAAAGTGATAATATACAATGTTGTTCTATTGATACTGGCTATCTACATTTAGGTATACCAAATACTCGTTTTAAAACTATAAGTCAATCTGGCGTAACTAAACTTTTATCTCACCCAGAAAAATATAATGTATTTATCGCATTATTAAATGATATTAGAAAGAATAAAGTAATAAATGAAATAGAAAATAAAAATGTAATTCAAATACATAAATTTAAACATAATTGTATTATGATGGATTTTCAAATGATACCTAATGAATTAAAAGAGAATTTACACATGATATTTAGACAAATGGTTTAGATTTAGACAAATGGTTTAGATTTAGACACATTTTTTAGATTTAGAAATAATTATAATAAATTAAATATATTTTTTTAAGTATAAAAAGAAAATTTAATATAATAATAATAGTAGTAATAATAGTATTAATATATTTTCTTTTCTTTTCTCTTCTTTTATAAAAAAATGGTAGATACAATTATACTTCGTAAAGAAGTTAAAGAACTAAATGATGAAACGCGTAAATGGCAATTGAAACGTCATGAGTATCGTGAAATGAGTATTGAAACATTTACAGAAGAAATGAAAATCAAATATGAATATCTTTATACGAATTCATCTACTTTATTTGAACGTTGTGTTAAAGGCGACCTTAATATGGAAGAATTTAATTATATGGTAAATATGATTGATAAAGTTAATTCTGGAAAAGATTATCAAGCGGTAAGTCAAGAAGTAGGACAAAAATTAGTTGATATTTATGTTAAACCATTAATTGAAAAATAAATTAATTATTTTTTAATTTATATATTTTTTAAATTTTTAAAATTTTTATATGTATATATAGTAATAAATATAGTTTTAGATTACATTTGCTAAAATCAAAATAAATAAAACAAAAAAATGACTGAACAGAAAAGAATGACTAAAACAAAAAGAATGACGAAAAGTAAACATAGAAAGAATAAAAAGAATATAAAATATATTTCAAAAAAAGTGATGAAAGGTGGTAGTATTTGTGATTTATTTACTGGTATAAGACCAATTGAGCATGTTTCAATAAGAAGAAATTTAACAATACCAAGAACACCTCATATTTCTAAAGTTAGAACAGAAGAAGATTATAAAAAAGTAATAATAGATTTATATCATATGTTATATCCAGAAAAAAATGAAGATTTTATTTACTTTATAACAGAATTAAATTTTTTACGTTTTTTTAAAGAATACCAAAAACCCATTACAAATACAACATTAACTAATGAAGACTATCTAAGCTTTTATAAACAAAAATTAAACGTTAATATTACAAAAAGCAATAATAACTTACTAACTAATAGTGATTTTCAAAAATTTAAACAAGAACTGAAAAGTACAAGTGTAACACCTTCTGACATAAAATTACACCAAATAGAAACTAAAAATTTTATTATTTATGAAAGTGGAGGAGGTGGAGATTGTTTTTATTTTGCTTTATATGATTCTATTCAGTTTCTAAAACCACTTCAAATATTTGAAAAATTAAAAACATGTTTAAATATAAATTTTGAAGATAAAAATACATTTATGTTATCAATAAGAGAATTAATAGCAAATAAATTAAGAGAAAATATTTTATTTGATGTAGCAAAATATGATTATGAATATGAATTATATGATGTAGAAACACAAAGAGAAGATATTAAGTTAGGAAAAAAAGAAAGTGATACTGAGGAAGAATTGCGTGAACAAAAATATCAACAGAAAATGAATAATTATGAAAGCAATTCTAAAAATATAATTGAATCTTCGATGTTATATTATAATTTATTAAATTTAGAAAATGACGACATATATAATCTATTTTTAAATGATAATTTTAAAGAGATATTAAAACTTGCACCAACTATTGTTGAGTTTAAAAGATTGTTTAACACTATTGATAAATTTAATGAAATGTTATATGTATTAACTATAGTTCAAGGTGTATTTGCTAATCAAATACATATTAGTATATTAAATTTTTTATTAAAATATTGTATATTTAATCTAACAGATAAATTTAAAATTCAAGCATTTACAAATGATAATCTTAATGAACATAATGAAAATAATTATATTACACAAATATTTGATAATCAATATAAAAATAAAAAAATTATAACAATACCTATTTATCATACAGGAGGAGTACATTATCAATCAATACAATTACTTTAAGACAAATTATGAATATTATTAATTTTTATTAAAAATAAAATATTTGTATATAGTAAAACATAATAAATTATAAAATATAATAAATTATAAAAAATAAATTAAAAATAAAATGTCAACAAACCATATAAAAAAAAATAAAAAAATGAATAAACAGAAAAGAATGACTAAAACGAAAAGAAATAGAAAGAGTAAAAATAGAAAGAATATAAAATATATTTCAAAAAAAGTGATGAAAGGTGGTAGTATTTGTGATTTATTTACTGGTAAAAGTTCAAGTGCGAGTGCTTCAGGTAATGATTCTGCGCCTGGATCATCTAAAAAAGGTGCCTTTGGTAATGAAAAAGTATTACCAGATTTTAATTATAATTTACCAACAGGAGCTGGATTTGATACAAGCAATATTGCAGATTATATTAATTTTATTAAACAACATCAAGCAAATAGATTTAAAGAATTAGAATTTATTTTAGATAATAATTCAACAGTAAAAGTTATTATTCCTGGTATAGAAACAAAACATAATTTAGGAACAGGATTAGCTATAGGACAATGGGAAAGTTGGGAAAATAAATTAGGTTCAAAATTAAAAACTAAATTTTCTACAACAAATATTGATAATCTTACTAAATTTGTAAATGAATTAGACACAAAATATAAAGGTAGAATAAGTTTTGGTATCATTGGTGATAAAGCAAGTAGTCCACCATCAAAAACGGTTATACACGTATGGGGAGCAAATGAAAACAATTGGAATTTGAAAGATCAAACAGACATAGTCGGAGGAGGTCAAGCTGCTGCTTTTAAAAAACAAAAAGTAGGTGTATTTGGTATAGCAACAATATATCATGATACTAATCTAAATAATTTATTTCAATCTGCAACAGATAACTTAGAAAAATATTTTGAATAAAAAAATTACTTTTTATCAAAAAATGCTAAGCGTGCTTTACGTATTTCTTCTAATGTTTTAGGTTTTTCTACTTTTTCTATTTTAGGATTTTCATTACTAATAATCTTACTATCTTCATTTTCCATATCATTTTCCATATCATTTTCCATATCATTTTCCATTTCATTTTCCATATCTTCTTCCTCTTTCTTTTCGCTTATAATTGTTTCAAAAGTATTATCTATTTTAGATTTTTTAGGTTTAGTAGTCTTAGGTTTTTTAGAACTTTTAATAATTTCTTCTTTCTTTTCCACCTTCTTTTCCACCTTCTTTTTACCTTTCTTTGCATTTTCCTTATCTTGTCTCAATGCTTCTTCATATTCAAAATCTTGTTCTTCTATAATCATTTTGCGTTGTTTATTTACTTTTAATTTAGCTTCTCTCTCTTCATCGTCTTTAATTTGTTGTAATACTACACGCATATATGCTGCTTCATCTTCAAAAAATTCATTTGATGAACTATTATTAATGATTAAACCAGAATTAAATTGCGCTGCTATATTGGAAGTATAAGATTCTTCAATGACTTTTGAAAGTATTTCATCTTCTTCTACTTGTTTCTTTAAATAACGTTGTCTATCCTCTTCAATCGTATTTAGTGAGGCTGCCATAGCAAGAGATAACATTTCATCTTCAGTTTGTGTATTTTGTTGTGTATTGCTTTGATTATAATCAACTAATTGCGAGGGATGAAGTTGCGAGGGACCCCTTGTAGTAGTTGAAAAATCTGCCTCTTCTTCAGTATCATCTTCAGTATCATTATCTGCTTCAGTATCATTATCTGCTTCAGTATCATTATCTGCTTCAGTATCATTATCTGCTTCAGTATCATTATCTGCTTCAGTATCATTATCTGCTTCAGTATCATTATCTGCTTCATTATCTGCTTCAGTATCATTATCTGCTTCATTATCATCTTCAGTATCTTTTGAACTATATTTGCGCGCGGGATTTTCTAAATCCTGCTTCGAGGGCTTCAGCCCCTCGAGCTCCCTTGTTTTTGAAATATATTTGCGTGCGGGATTTTCTAAATCCTGCTCGAGCTCCCTTGTTTTTGAACTATATTTGCGCGCGGGATTTTTTAAATCCTGCTCATGCTCCAGCAATGATGCTTTAATAGCTAAATTTAAAGCTTCATCTTCATCATCATAAAATGACGCCATCTTGACTTCTAATAAATTCTATTAATATTACAAATTATATTATTACATAATTACTTTATATTTTAACCTTTTATTATTTATAAAATCAATTTTTTATAAATAATATAAATAATAATGTATTCCAGAATAAAAATATAAATATATAATAATAATTATACTATAAATCTATATATTACTAAATAGTTTATCTATAAAATATAAAAATGATTTTAACAAATTGGATTTTACCTATTTTAATAGGTTTTGTAGCATCTATAGTCATTATATCTATACTTTATAATAATCCAAAAGTAAAACAAGCATTCGCAGATATAGGAGCACTTATTCAACTACAAGCTTCAAGTATACCTAAAACACCTATATGGATACCTTTAGATACACAATGTAAAATGAATACAAATACTGATACACATAGGCAAATAATTACAACTACTAACTCTCCTCTTTATACAGAAGATTCTAAAGGGCAACCTATTTATAATTATTATCCAAAAACACCAATTGTATAATGATTATAAAAAATAAACTAAAATAAACTATAAAATATATATTTACATATATTAAGAATAATTATAATAATAATAATTATAATTATAATCATAAAATATAAACTATAAAAATGAATTTATGTAAGTATAAACATATTTTAGGAAAACCAAATGAAGGTATTCATAGTGTACGTCTTTTTAATATTGCTATTATGGATGTTCTGATGACGATTATTGTAGGTATCCTAATACAACTTTTTTTAATGAGAGTATGTCATATCTATATTGATTTATTTATCATATTATTTATCTTATTTAGTTTAGGTATTCTATTACATCGTTTGTTTTGTGTTAGAACGACAATTGATAAATTATTGTTTAAAAAATAAACTTTTTTATGTTTTTATGTTTTTATATTTTATATTTATAAAAATTTATATATTTATAAATAGTATATTGTGTATTGTGTATTTTGTATTGTGTATAAATATATAAATATATAAGTTTTTATAAAAAACTATAGTGATATGTTATGGAAAGATAAAATAGCACTTTGGAAATCTGGTGAATATCAAACATATCCAGATACAATTAAACATAGATTTTTTTATGAAACATTTGTTTGTGATAAAAATATGAAAAATAAATATAAAGAAAAATTTATAGAAAATAAACAATTAGAAAATATTACAAATGAAGATTATAGTTCATTTATATCTTATATAAATAAATCTAAGAGTGATCCACATAATAAATATGTTACATCGTTTAAAAATCTATCTGGAGATTCAATACTTATAATACCTATACCAAAAAATAATAAAAATTATACTACTATGAAAGATTTTTGTGATAACGCATCAATTACACAACAAAAAATATTTTGGAAAAGAGTAGCAAACGAAATAGAAACTATATTAAATAGAAATGATAATGATAAAATATATGTTAGCACTCATGGTTTAGGAGAACATTATTTTCAGTTAAGATTAGATAAAAAACCAAAATATTATAAAACTACTGAATTTATTGGTTAAAACTACTGAATTTATTTTATTCTATTATCTATTGCGATTACTATTACTATTATTATTTCTACCACTATTTCTACCCCCACTTGGTTTAACATCGCTTATAATTTTACCTTTATCAAATGTAATAATTCTATCCATACCCACTGTCATATCATCATCGTGAGTAATAACGATGACTGATTTCTTTTTGGCAATAATATCAATCATTTTTTTTATTTGTAATTTACTTTGTGGATCCAGAGCACTGGTTGGTTCATCAGCAATAATTACGGTAGCTTTCTGCATTGCTGCACGTAAGAACCATATGGTACCTTTTTGACCTCCACTAAAATTTTGACCTCCTTTACCCACTTTTTCATCCATACGTTTTCTAAATATTTCTTCTAATTCAATAAAACCATTTTCTTTCATAAATTTTAAGATATCTTCTGCTGTTATTTCTGGCGGTAAACCATAAGTTAAATTTTCTCTTAATGTTCTATTAAATAATTTAGGATGTTGAGGTATATAGATTATATTGCGACGTAAATCATCAACATCAATTTCAGTAATAGGCACTTCATTAATATAAATATTACCTCCTTGAAAAGATTGTAAGCCTACTAATAATTTCATACAAGATGATTTACCACTACCAATACCACCTAAAATTGCTATTTTTTCATTTTTCTTAATTCTTAAATTTAATTTATTAAATAATTGTTCTTTAGCATTATCATGTGTATAATCAATATCTTTAAATCTAATATCTAAACCTTGTTCTGGATTAGGTATTTTTTTAGTGTGACTGCTTGTATTTTTATTTGGCAATTCATCAATAAAATTTTGTATAAGTTCAACATGACTTTTTACATTCATAAAATCTTTAGCAGAATCATAAAGACTTATAAGGGAACCTAATATAGTATAATTTATAATAAATATGCTAACGAGATTTGATACAGCAATTTTACCTTTTATAAATAAATTATAGGCTACATAATTAAGAGATAAGAATAGAAATACATTTACAATAGAAAAATAAATTCTAAATTTACGATTACAAAGACCAGAATTTTGTTGTTCCATTCTGGTATCTTCATTAATGTCCGCAATCCTCTTCTTTTCTTCAGGTATTTTTTTACTTGTATAGATGGAAAGCAGATTTTGTAGAGAGTCATCAATTTCTTCGTGACAATTATCATATTTTGTCTCTACTATTTTAATAGTAGCATTACAATTATTAAAATAAAGACGAGACATTATAAATACTACTGATACACATCCTAAATAAATAAAGCCTAATGATATATGATTACGATAAAGATAGACGAAATTGGATATAATAAGGATACTATTTGTTAATACGAAACGTTGAATTTGATTAGATACATCATCTAAAATCCAAGGCAATTTAATTAATTTTGTAAGAATATTACCTATTTGTAATTCTTGATAATTTTGATTATAACGGTCTATGATAAGATTAAAGAAAAATTGACGTATATAGGAGTGAAATTTAGGCCAGATATAATTATCAACATAAGATATTCCTATACTAAATGCTTGTATTAAACACCAAATACCTAATAATACACTAAATAAATATTTAGAACGTACTAAATTACCATCTTTTAAACTATTTATAATTTCACCATAATAATGTGGCATAGCAACACTTTGTAATGGTAATGAAATAAATGTAATTAAATAAACTATATACCATCTCCAGTTATCTTTTACAAAGGTTGTATATAAATCATAAAGTGTTGTCATTATTTATTGTAGTATAGTATAATGTATTGTGTTATGTTTTTATGTTTTATTACGTATTGTATTTAATGTAGATTTTAAATTTATTAAGAAAAACAAAAATAAGTTTTTAGAAAATAAGTTTTTACTAAAAACTTAATTTTAGTTAAGTTTTTTTTAAAAACTTAGTTTTAGTTAAGTTTTTTTTAAAAACTTATTTTCTAAAAACTTAGTATTATGATTTCAGATGATTGTTTACTTTTATTCATTCCATAACTCCACTCTGCATCGAGTATTGTAAAATCTTTATATAATGTTCTTATATAATCACAATTATTGTATGTCATTATCCAATTTTTTTTAGTAGATATAATTTCATATAATTTATTATGTGTAAATGTTTCATGCATATCACCATTACAACCATATAATTTTGAGTTTTCTTCAAGATAATAAGGCGGATCTAAAAATATAAGTGTATTTGGTGTATTTGGTGTATTTGTTACATTAGCATTTATAAACTCTTCAAAATCTTTATTATAAAAATCAAAATAAGATAAATTTAATTGTTTAATTCTATCAATAGATGACTTTGTAAATCTTTTTAATGATGCTTCTTTAGAAAATCCACCTGATAATGTAGCACCACTAAAAGAACATCTATTGATTATAAAATAATAATATGCTTGTAATAAATCATTTGTTTCATTCATAATCATAGTTCTGTATTCATTAAATTGTTCTTTACTTATTTCATTTATTTTATATAATTTTTCACATAATTCATTATTATTAAATTTACATTTATTCCAAAAATTATATAATGGTGTAAATTTATCATTAGCAATGATTTTTAGATTATATTTATTTTGCATATAAAATTCAAATGAACCACCTCCAATAAAAGGAGATAAAAGTGTATTAAATTGTTTTATATCAAAATAATCATTTACTATCTTATCTAATATTTTACACGCTCTTGTTTTCCCTCCTGGATATCTTAATGGTGATTTATTTACTATTTCATACATATTAAATATTATTGGTGGTGATATTGATATTATTGGTTGTGTTAATTGTTATTTGATAGTAGTTCATTTTTATTCATTATATTATTATTTATTATATAAAATATATTTATATTCAATTTTTTATTAAATATTTATTTATAAGATATTTATTTCTAAATTAAAAAATAAGTTTAAAAAAATAAGTTTTTATTACACTTTCTCATATTAAAAACATTGATTATTCCTGATAAATTTTAAACATATGGGGATACAATTTCAATTTCCAAAACAACAGTATCTTTATCATCAATAATATTAGTTAATGCTAATTTAATTTCAGATAGTTTTTGTGCGCTATCAATTAGTGTTTTATTTTTGTAAGGACACCAACATATAAGATGTTTTCTGTTTTTTATATTATAACCAATACTATAATATATATCTCCTTTTTTAATTTTATTTAAATCCATTGGACATTGGTATCCTAATATTTTGGCTAAAGGTATATGTATTTGGTGTATTAATTTATTATCTATTTTGTTTGTTTTAGTATCTTCCATCTCACTTCTAATATTAGCAATATGCGATAATAAAGGTTCAACAAATTTAGACATAGAAGTATTATAAACTACAATACATGTTCCAGCATCATAATAAGGTCCAATAACAACTTTTAAATTTTTTATGTTGTTTAATGTATTTATACATTTTTTACCTTTTGATGAATACATATAATCTAACATTTCATTAGTACTAATACCTCCATATAAAACCTCACCGTCAAATGGAATACAACCTGGTCTAATACCACAATATGTTAAATAAATAGATATTGCACATTCAAACAATCCATCTTTATTTAAAAATAAATCTTTAGGAATAGCATTATATATTTTTGTAAATATTTGTTTATTAGACATTTTATATTTTATAAATTTAATATATTATGATTGACGTCAAATAAACGAGTGTATTTATAAATTGATAAACCTAAAAGAGCTTATTTAAAAGTGTAGAACTTATTTTAATTTCTACTATTTAATTTAGATTTAAAATTTATTAAGAAAAACAAAAATAAGTTTTTTCTAAAAACTTAACTAAAATTAAGTTTTTAAAAAAAACTTAACTAAAATATAGTAAAAATATGTATTGTTTTTTTTCTAAAATTTTAGTTAAGTTTTTTCTAAAAACTTATTTTCTAAAAACTTACTTAATTATAGTGTAAGAATAGGATATGTATGAGTAAATATAGGAATAGTTTTATTACATCTTTTATCATTAAGTTTATCGATAAAATATGTATTTATTGTTTCAATTGTAAATAGATTATCTGGTATTACAGAAATCATAATATCTTTAATTATTTTTTCTGTATGTTTCATAAAATCATTAAAATTTGTAAATTTATAACCATCAATGACTAAATCAGTAAGTGATTTTTTATCAGTTGTATTTTTATTATATGTTATATTATTTATATTCATTAAATCATCTTTATGTATTTCTAAATTTATTTTATTTTCAAGTTTAATACATTCAAAATATCTATTCAATATAGCATAACATAATTTATCTTCATTTGATAATTTTTTACTTCCACAACCCGATATTCTAATATTATCTTTTATATTTTTATTTATTTTAATTGTTATATCACGAGAATTTTTACCATTATCAATAAATGTAAATTTATCATCACATTTATATGTATGTGGGGTAGAGAGTGGTATTATTGCTGGTTGTTGTTCTTGATTTGTATTTTGTGTTTGTTCTGGTTGTATTATTTGATTTGTTTGTATTCTCGCTTTTACTCTTGGATCTATATATTTAGGTATTTTTTTTGTATTTAGATAATCAAGAAAAGTATCTAATGTATAGCTAATACTATTAGGTTGTTCGGTATTAAGAATTTCATTTAATTTTACCTCACTATGTAATTTGAATTCATCAAGTGTAGTAAATTGTTTACTATCAATTTGTTCTTTCATAATGATTGGATATTTACAAACATACTCATATCTTTTATATATGACATGACCTAATTTTTCCTTTAATGTTAATAAACTTGATTTGCTCGAATTATCTCTTATATCTTCAACTCTTGTTCTGGCTTTTGATATTTCTACAGAAAAATATTCTAATCCATCTGATTTTTTTTTAGTTATAAATAATAATGATTTAGTTTCTATTTTTGGTGGGCTCTGTGAGGTATGTGAGGTCTGTGAGGTCTGTGGTGTTTCTTGTGTTTCTGTTGAAGATGGTATAGGATTTAATATACTATTTAAATCATTTTTTCTATTTACATTAGGACGATTCATATTTTGTTCTGTCATAGTAGCTACTCTTAAATTACTTAAACGATTATCTAATTTATTATTATTTATATGGTCTATTGTTTTATTATCACCATTTATACATCCAGAAAGATAGCGATGTAAATATATAAGTTTGTTATTTGATGGTCTGCACCAAATATATTGATTTGTAGAAATTAACCATGATGGATTTGTAATTATACTATCATTTATTTTTAAATCTAATATTTTAGGGAGACTAGCTTCATCAAATATAAATGAAAATTTTGTATTTGTATTTGTATTTGTATTTGTATTTTCTAAATTGTGTTCATCATATACACCTACAAACATTTCATAATATCTTTTTTTAGTTTCATCTATTTCATTTATTATTTCTACTAATCTATAATTATTATAATATTTACCGTAATGAGGACCAGATAATATTTTATTTCCCTCAAATTCTTGAATAATACGTATTTCATCTTGTTTATAAAATTTTGGTGGACTATTCATTTTTATAAATTTTTTATTTGAAGTATTTGTTAGTATATTATTTAATGGTTTATTACTTTGTGATATAATATTAATTTTAATCTTTGTTTTAATATTTTCAATTCTATAATCATATTCATCATCACTTCTAATTGTATATCTAAATTTAGTATCATTAAGTTTATCACATAAATAATTTACAATATTTATATTATAATTATTATTTTTTTGTATATCATTATTTTGTATATTTGCAAATATTTTTTTATTTTTATAAAACCATAGAGGATTATAAATTACATCATCTATTTTAACACAAATAATTTTTAATAAATAATCTTCATTAATTTTAAATTTTATTTTATTATTTGTTTGTATTTCATAATATTTATTACCATTATCATCTGTAATTAAATTATAAGAATTTTGTAATATAATAATTTTATCACCTATTTTTACTTTATCACCTTTTTTACCACTTAAAATATTAATATCAGTCATTTTTATAAAATATATAGTTATTTATAAATAATAATAAAATATTTGAAATTCAATTTTTATAACTTGAAATTTTATTGATTATTTATTAATGTGAAAATAGAAAAAAATATAAAGATTAAAACGCGGATATACTGTTTTGAAAACTGTTTCTAATTTGAATATGCGAGGCCTCCCATTCCACTCATAATACGGAGGACGTTGTAGTTAACGGCATAGATGTTAAGGTTCATAGCAGCAGTTTGTACGGAACTATTATAACCTAATTGGAGGACAGCATTATCAATACGAGAAAAGTTGCAAGTTCCACTGGGTTGATGTTCTTCAGGAGAGAGAGCAAAGGAGTAAGAATAAATATATTGAAGACGATTATCATTAGCATCAAGATCTCCTGTTACACGAGGAACACGGGTATGGTGTTCATAGTTTTGAACCTTACGGAAATAATCAGCATTGCGAACCGAGAAACGATCATGACCATTAAGTTGAAGAAGAGCAGTAGTAAAGGTATCAATAGAAGCAGAAGCACTTCCAGAATAATTGAACCATCTATTACCACCATATCCAGTTGTTGTATTAGCAACAACAGTATGAGCCCAGATTAATTCTTTAACAGGGTGATTAAAGTTAAGAGTAACATTTTTAGAAGTTTCAGTTGATGCACGCGATTCGGAACCAGTAAATTGAACTTGTTCGATTAAATATTCGTGGCTGACTTGGGCGAAACGACGACGTTCATCAGTATCAAGATAAACATAATCAACATAAAGTTTACAACTAAGACCAGAAGTTACATCTGGATCATCAACATTTGTTAAATCAGCAGCTGAGCGAAGTTCAAGATTAAGTTTAACTTCATGGTATTGAAGAGCAATCAGAGGAAGGGCAAGACCAGGATTACGATTAAACCAAAATTGAAGAGGAATATAAAAACGTGGTGTAGCAGTAACACAAGCTATAGCACCTGTTTGTAAAGTAGCACTTGATGATTTATTTCCAACCATATTATCATAACCAGCACGTTTACCTTCAGGAACAGTAAGTTCAGTCCAGATATTCATCCAATCACCATATTGACGATCAATGAGTTGACCACCGATTTCAATTTCAGCCTGTTTAACAAGGGCATTACCAATACCATAAGTGAAAGTAGTGCTAGTTCCACCCATAGCAGGTGTAACAACTTCAAGATACATCTGTTGGATTAAATCACCATTACGAGAGATGGTAGCAGTGACACGTTTGCCAAAATCAGCCTGACCGTTGAAGGTCTGTTCAATAGACTCAACGGCGAAGTTAGTGTGACGACGGTAAACAACCTTGAAAAAGGTAATTTGAGGGTTGCCAGTCAGGTAAATATCCTGGGCACCATAAGCGACAAGTTGCATAAGACCTCCTCCCATTTTAGTTTATATAAATAATAATAATAAATAGTTATAAAAAGTTGTTAAAAATTTATAGTGATTATTATTATTAATAAATATTATTTTTCTTGAAAAATAAAACAAAAAAAATATACATTATTTTTTTTATCATTTAAAAAAATTAAAAATACATTTAAAAAAAATATTTTTTTTAATAAAACTATCTATAATTTTAAATTTTTAAAATTTAATAAATAAAACCTTGAAAATATAAATACTTGAAAATATAAATACTTGAAAATAAAACCTTGAAAATATAATACTTGAAAATATAATACTTGAAAATATAATACTTGAAAATATAAAAAATAATTTTAAATACTTTAAAATATAATACTTGAAAAAATAAAAAAATTATAAATTATCTTAAATTTCACAAAAAAATATAAATTTTAACACGCATATACACTGTTTCCAAAACTGTCTCTAATTTGAATATGCGAGGCCTCCCATACCACTCATAATACGAAGGACGTTGTAGTTGACGGCATAGATGTTAAGACTCATAGCAATGTTAGTAAAACCAGAATAGGAGAGTTGAAGAACAGCGTTATCAATACGAGAAAAGTTGCAAGTTCCGCTGGGTTGATGCTCTTCAGGGGAAAGGGCAAAGGAGTAAGAGTATATGTATTGACGGCGATTAACTCTGGTGTCAGTAGAAACAACATTTAAGTCATCACCAACACGGGGAACACGAGTATGGTGTTCGTAGTTCTGAACCTTGCGGAAATAATCAGATTGGCGAACAGAGAAACGATCATGACCGTTAAGTTGAAGAAGAGCAGTAGTAAAGGAATCAGTTCCTGTAGCGTTAGCACCGGAATAGTTAAACCATTTGCAGCTTGTAGCAGCTACACCTGTAGTTGCATGGTCAGTTGAAACGTGAGCCCAGACTAACTCTTTAACAGGGTGGTTAAAGTTAAGGGTAACATTCTTACTTGAAATAGCAGCACCAATAGATTCAGCGCCAGTAAATTGAACTTGTTCGATTAAATATTCGTGAGATACTTGGGCGAAACGACGACGTTCATCAGTATCAAGGTAAACATAATCAACATAAAGTTTGCAGCCAAGAGAACCAATGGTAGGTAATGTTCCAGAAACATTTAAGAGATCAGCAGAAGGGCGGATTTCAAGATTAAGTTTAACTTCATGGTATTGAAGAGCAATAAGAGGAAGGGCAAGACCAGGGTTGCGGTTAAACCAGAATTGAAGAGGAACATAAAGACGTGTTTTATTTCCTGTAGCAACAAAAGCAACACCACCGAGTTGTTGTGCACCGGCAGTACTTGCAGTTAATTTGTTTCCAACCATATCATCATAACCAGCACGTTTACCTTCAGGGACAGTAAGTTCAGTCCAGATATTCATCCAATCACCATATTGACGGTCAATGAGTTGACCACCAATTTCGATTTCAGCCTGTTTAACAAGGGCATTACCAACACCATAAGTCCAAACATTGGAAGTGGAACCAGCAGTAGCAGTAACTAAAGGTAATTCAACCTCTAAATACATCTGTTGGATTAAATCACCATTACGAGAAATAGTAGCGGTGACACGTTTACCAAAATCAGCCTGACCGTTAAAAGTCTGTTCAATAGACTCAACGGCGAAGTTGGTATGACGACGGTAAACAACCTTGAAAAAGGTAATTTGAGGGTTGCCAGTCAGGTAAATATCCTGGGCACCATAAGCGACAAGTTGCATAAGACCTCCTCCCATTTTAGTTTATATAAATAATAAATAATAAATAGTTGTTAAAAAAGTTGTTAAAAATTTATATTGATTATTATTATTAATAAATATTATTTTTCTTGAAAAATAAAACAAAAAATAAATAAATTATTTTTTTTATCATTTAAAAAAATTAAAAATACATTTAAAAAAAATATTTTTTTTTACAAAACTATCTATAATTTTAAATTTTTATAAAATTTAATTATTTTAAAATATTTAATTTTATTTATAATGGTGTTCTGTAAGTAGTAGTTGGTATCATTCCATAAGTAGTAGTTGGTATCATTCCATAAGTAGTAGTTGGTATCATTCCATAAGTAGTTGTCGGTATCATTCCTTGAGTAGTAGTTGGTATCATTCCTTGAGTTGTAGTTGGCATCATTCCTTGAGTAGTAGTTGGTATCATTCCTTGAGTAGTAGTTGGTATCATTCCATAAGTAGTAGTTGGTATCATTCCATAAGTAGTAGTTGGTATCATTCCTTGAGTAGTAGTTGGTATCATTCCATAAGTAGTAGTTGGCATCATTCCTTGAGTAGTAGTTGGCATCATTCCTTGAGTAGTAGTTGGCATCATTCCTTGAGTAGTAGTTGGCATCATTCCTTGAGTAGTAGTTGGCATCATTCCTTGAGTAGTTGTTGGCATCATTCCTTGAGTAGTTGTTGGTGCTGATGTAGTATTTGATTGAGGAACACTATTTTCATTAGAACTTTTATTATAATATAAATATGGAGAATATACATTTGATGTTCCTGAAAAATTACGTTGATATATATTTGTAGATGGACTTTTCATATCAGAATTTAAACCAATACCTCTTTCTGTAATTGTATCTTTATTAGATAATAAACCTACTATATCTACTCCACTATTAATAAGACTTAATATAGTTTCTTGAGACATATCTGGATTTTTACTAAATATATCATTTATTATAGCTTTAGTAGTTGATGGATTAATAGTTGCTCCTTTAGTAGTAGTCGACATCATTCCTTGAGTAGTTGTTGGCATCATTCCTTGAGTAGTAGTCGACATCATTCCTGAGGTAGTAGTTGTTCCTCGAGTAGTAGTTGGTATCATTCCTTGAGTAGTAGTAGTTGACATCATTCCTGAGGTAGTAGTTGGTATCATTCCTGAGGTAGTAGTTGGTATCATTCCTTGAGTAGTAGTTGCTCCTTGAGTGGTAGTTGCTCCTTGAGTAGTAGTTGATCCTTGAGTAGTAGTTGATCCTTGAGTAGTAGTTGATCCTTGAGTAGTAGTAGTTGCTCCAGCAGTAGTGGATGTTGCTCCAGCAGTAGTGGATGTTGCTCCTATAGAAGGAACTGGTATAAAATTACTATTTGAAATATTGTTAGCTATAATATCAGTAAATTTTGATTGTGATTTATAGATATTTATAAATGATGCTTGAGATGTCATTAAAGTACTTACAGCAGATGTCGGTAATAAAAATTGTAAATAATTAGTTGCAGATGGTATTAACACGTTATTTGTATTCCAATTTGCTATTATGTTATTATTTAAATCATATATATTAATTTTTAATGTTTTTAACATTTCATCATTATTTAAATTATTATTTAAAAATAAAATAATAGAACTTATATTTAAATTTGGATTTTTATTTATTGGCATACTATTTTCACTATTATTTACTTTTTGCGGTATATTTACAGTCATTGTAGTAGTTGTAAAATTTGGAGTTCTAAACATTTTATTTGTTTCATTATGAATTGCATATTCATAACCATTACAATTAAAAATACTACCACCATCTATATTATCCTTAACAATTGAACTAAACTTACATACTATATTATTAGTTTGTATAAAAGCATCTTTAATATCTGAACTATATGTTTGTGTATATGTTGGTGTTGGTTTTGTATTAAATGAACCATTAACATTATCTGGATTATGTATATTATTACCCCATTGATTAAGTATTAATATACCCGTAATATTCATATTATTAGAAATAAATTCAACTTTTGAACATGGTCCTATAGATGGTAATAATTGATACTGAGTTTGTGTAGTTGGTGTAGTTGCTGATGTTGCTTTTTGAGTAGTAGTTGCTCCTTGAGTGGTAGTTGCTCCTTGAGTAGTAGTTGCTCCTTGAGTAGTAGTTGCTCCTTGAGTAGTAGTTGCTCTTTGAGTAGTAGTTGCTCTTTGAGTAGTAGTAGCCATCATTCCTTGAGTGGTAGTTACTCCTTGAGTGGTAGTTACTCCTTGAGTAGTAGTTGCTCCTTGAGTAGTTGCTCTTTGAGTAGTAGTTGCTCCTTGAGTGGTAGTTGCTCCTTGAGTGGTAGTTGCTCCTTGAGTGGTAGTTACTCCTTGAGTAGTAGTTGCTCCTTGAGTAGTAGTTGCTCTTTGAGTAGTAGTTGCTCTTTGAGTAGTAGTTGCTCCTTGAGTGGTAGTTGCTCCTTGAGTGGTAGTTGCTCCTTGAGTAGTAGTTGCTCCTTGAGTAGTAGTTGCTCCTTGAGTAGTAGT